TTGAAGTTCATAAGAAGAACTGCATAGTGCATGATCTTCATTATATCACGACGAGCAGTACCTTTCTTATCATATCGTGAAGCGTATTTGAGAATATTACTGCGACAGAATGCCTCACCATCTCCACAAGCTTCGATCAAGTCAAGTGTTTGAATTTGATCATCACCAGCGGAATAGTGTTGATTATAAGTACCACGGATGTACTCAAGAAGTTCTTTTACAATTTCTTCTTCATTGTACTTCCAGGGAGTTGCTGGAGAGTTAGGAATAATAATGTTTTCACTCATGTTGTTCTGAATTAAGAATTCGTAGTCACTGTGACCCCAAGGGGTCATGCCATCTTTTAGTTCAATAGTTTCATTTTGCATAACAATGGGAAGGCAGTTTTTACCTTCCCCAATTATATCAGAAAGGAACTTCCTGGTCAACAGGAATCTTTTCCCCAGTAGCGGTGATGTCAAAGTCAGCGTCCACCTTGTCATACAGTTCCAGGAAGGACTGTTTGGTTTCATCATCGAAACGATTGACGCAAACTTGGATTGCTTTGGCCTTGTCACCAAAGATACTGTAAGCACGGACGATGTGAACGAGACGACGGGTAGAAATCACTTCCTCAATACCACCATCATAGAAGGTCTTGCGGATAATATCAGCCCAATCACAGAGACGCTTACAGAAATCTGTGTTATCAACACCCAGAGTTTGTGCAACTTTATCAAGGATCTTGACTTCATTTGCAACAGAAGGATACTCCTGTTCGAACGTCACAGGGAATCGTTCAAGAAAAGCTTCGTTCAGAACATTAGTTCCGATGAAACGTCCATCATCAGAACCCTTACCCTTGGTGTTTGCAGTTGCAATCACGTTGAAACCAGGAGCAGGTTTCACGAAACGACCAATCTTCTTCAGGAAGACACCTTTTCCTTCGAGGATCGATTGAAGGCAAAGAATCTTGTTGGAAGCCAGGTCAATCTCGTCAAGCAGTAGAATCGCACCGCGCTCCAGGGCTTCGACGACCGGACCATTGTGCCAAGCGGTTTCACCGTTGACAAGACGGAATCCGCCAATGAGATCATCTTCATCAGTTTCAATAGTGATGTTTACACGGATCAGTTCACGATCCAACTGAGCACAAGACTGTTCCACACCGAAAGTTTTTCCGTTACCGCTAAGACCAGTGATAAAGGTAGGGTAAAACAGACGACTGGAGATAATCTTTTTAATGTCCTTAAAATTACCAAACTGGACAAAGGTATCATCTTTCTGGGGAATCAAGTTTTGTTGAACTGCAGCAATCACTGCAGGCGAATTATAGGATACTTCCAAATCTTGAATGGTCTCTTTCGTTACTTCAAGATTCCAACGACCACGGGAAACCTTGTAGGAATCCAGACGACGAGTGACCGTAGGATAGGAGAGACTGTTCATTGCACAGTAGGCTTTGACATCTCCAGAAGTAATTTCAGATCCATAAGAAGATTTGAGACCCTCAAGAATTTGATCATCAGTCATCTTGGAACGAGGCATTGGGTTGTGTGTTTCTCAACTGAATACATAATACGATAAAAGAAGGGGTCACGAAAGGCCCCTTGTGCAGGTTTTTTGACTGTCCACTCACAATATATCCTCAATCTTGCCTATCAAATGTCTGTTCCAAAAATCCGATATAGATATTTCAATTTCTGGATCGACAACATACAAAGAAGATAGACATCTTTGTTGAGCAGTTTGAACTTCTACATGTCCATATAAAAGAGTCGTAGCATCTGTGGAAAAAATATTAGATAAATTAATAAACTTCCTACCCTTTCCCGCAAAAATATTAGAAAACTTTTCAGAATCTTTATATAAATCGACAACAACAAACTTCGTTGGCGTTTTTTTAAATGAACGCCAATATTGGACAAACTTTTTCATTCCACCAAAGTGATACATTAATTTATTACACTGTTTTAAAAATGAATCATCTTCAACATACTTACTACTTATTTTACCAGTCCATGTAAAATAGTCCTTCTTCGAAAAGTTTCTTATGCAATCAATTATATTATCATTCTCCCATTCGTGTAGATGTTTGTACCACTGTAGGCTCTTTGGATTAAAGTCATAAACTATTACTTTGCCGCCTTCATTTAATTTTTGATTCCTAAAGATGTCAAATAATTTAAACCCACTTGCAGTATTCGCAACCAAGTCAAAGTTACCTTCATTAGAAATACACATGGTTTCACTATTGAATAACCATATTTGATCCTTTACAGACTTGACATCAGATATAATTTTAGATTGATTCCAATTCTGACCTTCATATGTGGTCAGAGTTTTAATACTATCCTCAAATTTTTGAGTGTCACATTCGGGATAATAATAAAACTTATTTAATCGCAACTCTTCACTCAAGGTAATTACAGGCCAACCACCCAAGAACATTGACTTCAGGAGTTTCCAACCTTGACCAGAATCTGATTGCATTTCCTGTTTGCCAGAATATTTTACCCATAAGGGAGTATAGTCATGATGAAAATTTTCTTCGCTTCTTTCTATTACTGGTAATAACTGTTCTTCAGAGTACCAATCTCCAAACTCAGGGCACCCAACATCTTTCCATGCGGAAACATTAACTATAAAAAATTGTGGATGCAATTCCAACCAGTTACCAGGGTGACATAAAACGTGGCCTGCAACACCAAAGTCATTCTCTTTTATAAAATTTTTAATCTCTCTATCAAAATTGAAACTCTTTAATGTACATCCCGCAGCTTGAATAACACAATAGTCATATCCTCTATTCAAAGATTCCTGAAGTATTTCATGTATTTCATCCCTACAGATTATGTCTACATTACCAATGACTCTTTTTAGATAAAAAAGTGTTGCGCCCTTCGCTCTGAGATACATTGAAAATGTATCAATTTCACTCCTCTGATTAAAGACTCCGTAACAAACACTATCCTCCCTACTATTAAGTTGATCAAAAGCTCTTTCTATCAACTCATGGTTAACATATCCATGAACGATAAAATGATATCTAGGTTCATCACTATTGTTATAGACTGCATGGACGTTTCCGATATCTAGAAAAAATCCAGTTCCCTGTTTAAATGGAACTTTACCCCAGTCTCCAAAATAGAATCCACAACCATCTGGATTATTAATTGCTATGTTGAGAGGTGAAAAAATTCTGCCGTCACCATCAGAATGGGGCATAATATATCCACCAGGATCAAGTCTCATAATCCGCACTCGATCATAATCCTTATATCCCAGACTCTTTAAAAATTTTACACAAGTAGGAAAATATTTACATACATCCGTCCACTTATAATCAGGTTCCGTCAATCCATACTGATCATAATTTTCTGTAGCATCATGTCTTATGCCATGTAGAGTTAAAGCACCCCAACCTTCGTGGGAGTAACTGAACTTCTTATCCTGTTGTCGATGTCCAACAAAAAGATGATCATTATCGATACATTCTTGATGCATCTTTTCAAAATCGGCGTCAAAATCTATCTGAAGAAATGGCCAGTTAGAATCAAATATATCAAACCCTTCTGAGACACTAGTCGGATACCACTGATTTTCTAGTGATGATTCTATAAATTTATCAATTACTTTATTCATGAATTTTAATGTTCTTCACTCCTTTGACTTTAGAGAAAACTTCATTGTTCCACCTCTTTTGAAGTCTCTGATCAAAAAACCAATCTTCTTGAACTGGATGATAATCCAAAAGATCTTTAGTAATCAGAATATGTCCCAGATAATATCTACCCAGACCCAGAACATTTAAGTTTTCTATGGGAATTAGTTCTTGAGCTTCTTGACTTATTGTTTCATACCATTGATAAAACTGCATCTCCGTAACTTTCTGTTGTATCGAAAGTCCCTGAAAACAAAGCCATGTTTCGGAACTATACATTTCCTGAACTTTGACTTGTTTGTTAGTCACTACTCTAACGTCATCGTCTTGGGCTGCACTAATATAATCCTTCCCCAAAGTATTATATCCGAGATAGAGTTGCCCCCAAGAAAACTCCGTGCTTAAAAATAATTTATCCTTTTCTTCCAGTGGTTGTCCTGGGTATGGGGGATAAACAGTCACGACAGCACTATATTGTGGAAATCTATCTTTCGTAGTTTCCATTGCAATTTCTGTTATATGAATATATTCATTTAACTTCAACCAAAGATTGTGAATTCTTTCATTTCTATACAATGATTCATCCGCACCATATTCTTCGAAAATCTCGTGCAGGTGATTTAGTGTAGTTCTACTTATATCTTCTTTTCCACTCAACGACGGTAAAATTTCGAACTCATATCCTTCGTTGAGTTGACTAACAATTGAATTAAGTATATCTGTTAGTTCACTCAGATGAGTAATGTTTTTGTTTGATATTTTTAAATCTAACCAGGTTCCTTTTTTTCTACGAGTTTTTATTTCATTTATCCATTTTTCACGTAAACTATTAGGTTGCAACACATACGTGAGTCGGAGAGGTTTCCCATCTTCTAACTCGAACGTATATGTTACACCCTTAGTTTTTTCAAAAAAATTCATAATAAAGTATTTTTTACATCAGTCTCTTGGTGAAGTGTGCTTGGACATAATTTCCGCTTCTCTCTGTTGCTTTTTGGTTCTACCATACTTTGATTGCAACTTGTTGCTGAAAGCACGTTGGTCTGCGGCACGACCACCTTCAGACTTTTTAGCGCCTCTTTCCTTTTTCTGTTCACGAGAACCTGGGTGTTCCTTGCGGAACTTATCTGTTATTCCCTTATACTTACCTGCCCTCTCATATTCACCAACTTTCTTACCCTTTTCCTCAACTTCAGAATCACGAACACCCTCAGAAAAATCTTCTTCAGATACTAACTCTTCTTTAATTTTTTTTTTAGCTTCAATTTTCTTATTGAGTGCCATGATGTCTTTGATACTCATCTTACCAATACCAGTGAAACCTTCTTCTGAAGGATCTGGTTGTTCCTTAGAATCATCTTTGTAACCACCAGCAGAACGAGCTGCACGACGGTTCTCATCCAGTTGGTCAAGATCTTCCTTGGTAATTTTCTTTTTAGTTGCCTTAACCTTATCCCTCAAAGGTTTTCTAGTTCTTTCTCTAGAATCTCTTGATTGTTGTTTGACAATAGATTCCAATTCGTCTTCGTCCTCATCTTCATCATCCATGTCACCTAGATGATAACCATGTCTCATGGACATTGTACCACCTTTAGCAGATCTCTTAGGACCATCTGCAGGATGTCCTGCTTGCATTGGACCATGATCTTTAGAACCTGCTTTATAACCAGGGTGACCCTTTCCTTCCATAATATCTTCAAACCATACTTCACTCATGTTGAGAATGATCTTGTCAGCAGCCTGTTCGGTTGAAGCAAAACCTTCATCAAGAAGATACTCAAGAACCAATTGATATGATTCAAGAGTTTCTACTCTCTGTTGTTCTTCCAACTTTTTCTGTTTTTCTAAAGCCCTTCTCTGTAGAGTATCCATCTTAACAGTACTTTTTTTTCTATTTATCAGGCAACCAAGTCAATGAACTCCCCAAGAATCTTTTTATTCATCTTCTTACCCTTCAGAGACTTTGCAAACGCAGACTTGATTTGAGTCTTCGTTGCATCATCTGCAACTTCAAACTCAGTATCCTGAGAAAGAGCTGCGGAAGAAAGTCCGAAGTAAGTGTGATAACCAGACTTTTTGATGGAGAAAGACTTGGTTTTCTTCCAGTCAGAAGTAACTTTATCCAATTCATTACCAGAATAACCATAGTAACGACGGATGAAACTGTTTGCATCACGAGACTCAAGAACTCGCATACCAATAAAATTCACTTCGGGAAAACGATCACGGAGATTACAAAGGAGAACATCACTGAACTCATGATACTCGTGACCAAACTTGTAGGTATTACCAGTCTTACGATCCCGAAGGAAAGAATTGTAACCATCAATGCGGTTCAGACCAATATAAACTTCATCAGTTTCATAACTCAGACGACCTTTGAACTCTTTGTGATACTTCAAGGGAGGAGCTTCACCATCAGTCAGAACAACACACTGAACTTTCTGGAGTTTGTTCTCTTTCTGGAACTTGGGAAGAATTTGATGAAGAGAAATCAGAGCTTCATTCAGAGGAGTTCCAGACAAAGACAAACGAGAGGGGTGTTGATACATCGGAGTATTGTTCCAATGTGCAGAAAACTCACAGGCAATCCGCCAGATGTTGATCATCTGTTGTTCAAGAACGCGATTGTTAGTCTTACTGGTGAACAAATTCATCAGACAGAAACTTTCATCAACTTGTGCAAGACCATGTTTCTTGGTGTAGTGGGGATCCATCTGAATCCACTTACCATTTTCATCATATTGATTCCGACGCCATTCATGAGTGAATGCATAAACCTCAAAAGGAATCGTAACTTTCTTACAGAACCACATCAGGTTATAAAGTTGTTTGACAGTATCCTGCATCACACGGGACATGGAACCAGACCAGTCTAGAACAAATACCAGACCGTGATTCTTTCCATCGGAGAGAGTGGTGACCTTCTTGAAAAGATCTTCGTTGTACTTATAGGAATGAAGTTTGGTGCAGTCCAAAACACCAGTGCGAGAAGTGGTTGCACGAGCATAAGAATCTGCAGCTTTCTTACACTCAAACTCTTTGACCAGATAGTTAACTTCCTTCTGTGCAGAACGTTTGAATTGAAGAAACTCTTTATCAACTTGACCAAAGACATTCTCATCAGGCATCTTGGCTTCCGTCAGTTTCCACCAACGATCAATCTCTACATGAACCTCAGAGTTAGAAGCGATGACAGTATCAAGATTTACCTTGGGAAGCTCAACGTAGATATTCTCATACGTATCATTCTTCACCAGATCTCGGATTGCTTCTTCAAGATTGTCTGCAGTGCGAACTTCGGGGTCATGAGTCTC